GTATGAAGGGACGACCATGACGACCATCCAGGGCGACACCGGGCAGGTGACACTGACCCTGTCGCAGGCCGAGGCCGATCGGCTGGCGTTGCTGCTGAACGACGACGAAGCCGCCGCGGCGGCGCTGGCGGGGGCGATCGGCTTGTCCAACGGGAATCAGAGCACGGGCGACGATGACGTCTACGCCGGTCTGGCGCCGGAAGTTGCGGCGGCCATCGAGATGGCGAATGCTTCGGCGGACGCGGCCAATCAGCGGGTAGCGGAGCTGGCCAACCAGCTCGCATCGGCGCAGGTGGCCGGCGAGGTGGAGCGCTACGGTGCGGCCGGACTGGCGCCGGCCATTATCGACGCGGCTCGGCCGCTGCTGGCGGTGCAGTCCGGCGCGATCGACCTGTCCAACGGGTCGGATCGGGTCGACCCCGGTGCGGTGATCCGGTCGGTGCTGGACACGGTGCTGGGACTGTCGCAGGCCGGTCTGGACGTGATCGACCTGGGTCGGGAGACTGGCTCGCTGCAGGGTTCGGAGACTGACCCGGCCACCCAGAACCGGAACGCCCTGCTTTCGCAGTGGTCCACCGAGTACGGCAACTGAAAAGGGAGAATCAGACATGACCGCAGTTGTTGCCGTTACCCGGTTCGGGCCCGACACCTATACGGTGTCCCCCACCGGGTTCGTGGACGGTGGCCAGCTCGTGGAACCGGACCCGGCCAATCCCGGGTTCATCCGGGCGGCGTCGTCCGGTTCCAGTACGTTTCTGGGGGTGAATCTGCAACCCGCGGAGGGCACGTCCTACACCAACCCGACCACGGCCGGCTACGGTGCTCCGGTGCTGGACATCTCGGTCCCGGTCGAGAAGGCGGCGATCGCCTGGCAGGGCACCTACAAGGTCATCTACAACGAGGCTGCAACCTTCGGCCAGCTTCTGGGCGCCGGACCGAACGGAACCGTGATTCCCTACCAGTCGGTGGCCTACGCAGGCGCAGCGCCGACCGACGTGGTTACCTACGGCCCGCACGCCACGGTTAATGACGGCGTCCTGATCGGTGGTTCATTGACCGTGACCTCGGCGACAGCCGCATTCGTTACCGGCGACCTGTACCGAGCGATCGCGGGTGGATCGATCCCTGCGGGTGCATACATCACGGCAATCAACTCTGGTACTTCGGTGCAGATCAGCGCGGCCCCCGTGGTCAGCGCGGTCGGGGTCAGCGTGACGTTCGGCAACAGTCCGATCATCACGTCGGCCGCTTCCACCTTCACCGCCACGGTCGAGGGTGCGACGGCCACCGGTGGCTCGATTCCGGCCAGCACGATCGTGACCCAGTTCATCGACGCGCACACGCTGCGGCTGAGTAATCCGGCCACTGCCGCGGCGGCTGGCGTCACGGTCACACTGGGTGCAGTGGCAGCGCAGGCGCTGCCAGGTCTGGTGGTGGGCCGGTGCGTCGAACCCAACGGTGTGATCGCCGGGGTGCAGGGCAAAGTCCGTCTGGCCGGGGTCTGAGTCCGGCGTCAACGAAGGAGACATGACAGATGCCGACTCAGGTAACCTACTCGGGGCAGGGTCCCCGGCTTACCGTCAATTCGATGCTGGTGGACCCGCTGATGATCCGGGCCCGCATGCTGCAGATGATGACGCAGCAGTTCATCATGACGGCGCTACTGCGCAACGCACCAGCCACCCAGTCCGGCGCCGTGGTCTACGCCGAGAGCAACCCGCTGTTCTCCTCGGACGATGCAGCCGAGATCGCCGAGGGTGGCGAGATCCCGCTGGGCCAGATCCAGGTGGGCAACCCGAAGGTTCAGATCACCCGCAAGACCGGTCTGGGCGTCGAGATCACCCGCGAGATGCGGGACCGCAACCGGATCGATCTGGTCCAGTTGGCCATGGACCAGGTTCGCAACACCATGGTCCGGAACTGGGAGCGTCGGCTGTTCGCCTCGTTCGACGCGGCGACGGCCCAGACCGGCATGGTCGTGGCCGGATCGGCGTGGTCCAACCCGGCCACCGGGTTCGCCCGGCGTGATGTCCTGGCTGCCACCAAGGCCGTGACCGAGGCCATCACGCCGAACCTGGACCCGAACAACCAGCAGGACTTCTTCGGGTTCCTGCCGGACACGCTGGTGATCAGCACCACCAGTCAGTACAACCTGATGCAGTCCACCGACTTCGTGCAGCTCTACCTGGGCGGCGACATCGCGGACCGCAACCCGTACTACACCGGACAGCTCGAACGTAAGGTGCTGAACCTGGAAGTACTAACCTCCCGGTTCATCGCCCCGAACGTATCGTATGTGCTGCAATCCAACGTGCTCGGCGGCTACTCCGACGAGCGCCCATTGGGCGTCACGCCGCTGTACGCAGACCTTCCGCGCGAAGTCTGGCGTGCCGATGTGGTTCGCCGAACCGCCATCTTCATCGACCAGCCGTACGCCGTCTGCAAGATTGTGAGTCAGTAATGGCCACGCTCAAGAGCGGGCAGTTATCGGTGGGAACAACTACCCCCGTCAAGGTTTGCGATGTTCCCGGCGGAGCACGCTACACACTGGTAGTAACAGCGTCTGGCGGCCCTGGTCCCGTGGTGTTTGGGACGAGCAGCACGATGACATCGGGGTACACACCGCCTGCGTCTGGGGTTATCGGCGTAGGAGTCGGTGAAGACGACGGGTCCGAAATCTGGGCGCTGTGTCTCGGGGCCGGATCGACCAGCGTCCAATGGAACCTGTACGAGGGAGCGTAATTATGCCCAGTCCGCATCCCGGCATCGTGCCGGAAGAGTCCGTACCGGACGAGGAAGTCCAGCCCTACACGGTCCGCGCCCTGGTGATGAACGTGGTCCGTGGCAGGGACAAGTGGGGTAATCCCGACGCCTACAGCTACAACCGCGGCGACACGATCCAGCTCACCCCCAGCTACGCCGCGCCGTATCTGAAGGCTGGGCTACTGACGCCGGTAGCTACCGAATCGGTTGACGACGAGCCGGCCGATGACGACCCGAAGCCCCCCCGTAGCGTTCGTAACAAGGCGCCATCGCCTGATGACGACAAGGATTCTCAGTAGGCCCCCAGGGTAGAGATACCCATCTAGTGATATCTCATAGGGTAGGAGCCACTGAGATACTAGTAGATGTGGATCTATAGGAGGTGAGTATGGCGATCGCGCCCACCACGATTTACACGACGGTAGCTTTGGTTCGTGCCGTCGCCGTCCGTGACCCGGCTAACACAGCGGCCACGCTCGCCTCACTATCGGACGATCAGCTCCAGGAGGCGATCAACGACGCGGGCAGTCAGGTAGATTCGGCTCTGGGGTTCACCTTCCCGACTCCATTCGTGGCGCCGGTCCCCCGGCAAGTCGCGCTGCTGACCCGGGACATCGCCGTCTATCTGGCGGACTGGACCTACCGTCAGTTCAAGGACTACGCTCCCGGCAATCCGATCGTCCTGCGCTACCAGCGTGCCACTCAATTGCTGGAACAACTCCGGGCCGGGCACGCCAAGCTGGTCGATTGGCCCCCACCGGGCGATGTGATCGACCAGCCGGCACCGGAGGGCGGAACGGTCCTGAACGACGGCTATGTCGGGGCGGCGATGGATCTGACCCAGGGCATTCCGATCAACGAGTCGCCCCATCTGGGCCAGCAGTGGAACGGTCCGGGTAGCGCTGAGAATTGGGGGCGCTGGTGGTAGACCAAGGCTCTTTCTTCGACCGGATCGACGAGCTGGACGAACGAATCGGGGGCGGCCACCTGGTTGGAGACGTGCACGTGGATCAGGCATACGCCTTCAATCAGCACGAGGGCTACTGGGTGACCGGACCGAACGCCGGCAAGCGGCTGGATAACGGCGGGCATCTGCACTATCTGTCCGGACCGCTGTTCGCTCACGCCGATCAATATTTCGGTGAGATCGCGGACCGGGTGCTGGACGAGGGCCCGGTCGAGCCGATGATCGACAATGTGAAGAACCTGATCACGCAGGTTCTGATCGACGCTCCGGTACGGTTCGACAACCTGCGTCGATCGGCGGCCGGCACAGTGACCGACAACGGCGACATGGCCTGGCACCAGCCGGCCGAGGTACCACGGCTGTCCGCGCAAGAGCTGGCGGCCGAACGACGTGGTGAAGGTAAGTCGCGTCGGTGGAACCCGTCCGGCGAGATCCGACACGGGAGGGCGGCGCCGTGATCGATCCCGACCTGATGGCACTGTGGCTCTCGGCGGTGCTGACCGGACAACCGCAAGCACCCACTTTCGCGGTCGGTCCGGACCGGCCCGAGCTGGAGTTCCCGGACAATCTGGGAATCGTTACACCAATGCCGGGCCCCAGTTCCAGCACCGAGGGACTGATCGACTATCCGGTATTTCAGATCCGAATCCGGGGGCTGGCGCCGTACCGGTTCCAATTGGCCAACCAGGCTAATATGGTTGACCAGTACCTGTTGTTCGGGGTGTATCCGGCCAACATCTGGGGATCGCGTATCTTGGCGGTGGCCCGGTCCGGCTCCGGACCGGTGCCGATCGCTGAGGACGAGGTCAACCAGAGGATCAGCTACATGTGCAACTACGTCGTAACCGAAGCGATCAGCATAGGGAGTCCGGTGCTATGAGCGAACCGAACCAGCCCCCCACCGATGCCGGACCGGGCCCCCAGATCATTCCACAGCCCGCGGAGCCGATCAAGGCGGGGAATCTGATCCTGGGCGTCACCAACCCCCACATGCGATTCACCGACGAACTGAATGTGGCCGGGGAGACGTTCCCGGCGATCACGTTCGCCGGCACCGAGATGTCGCCGGACCAGGCCAAGGCGGCAGTTGCCGCCGCAGCGCGGTCGAACATCGGTCTGGTCCGGCGAGACAGTCGACTGGCTCTGGCCACAACCACTCTGGCCGCCCCGGTCGGATGTGTGGTGGCCGACAACCGGCACGGTCTGGACTTCCCCGCGGTGGTCGAGCAGGGGACCGTGATGACGTATGAACAGGCCATGGCCGCGCGCCGTGAGGCGCAGCGACTCGGGATCGAATTGACGGAGGTCGACCGATGACCGCTCCTGTTGCGGCCCCGTCATACAACCGGCTCAACGTGCTGGTGGGCATGGCCAACTGCTACGTGCAACCCTACAACCCTCTGGTACCGGCGGCACTACCTTCGGACCTGATCGCACTGAACGGGGTCTGGGCGTCGCCCTGGGTGCCGATCGGTGCGACCGACCAAGGTCTGTCGTTCGAATTCCAGCGCAAGACCACCAACATCATGATCGAGGAACAGCAGACCCCGGTACAAGTCACCTCGGATGCGACCGACATCATGGCCGTGGTGGATTTGGCCGAGGACAGCCTCCAAACCATGCTGTGGGCGTTCGGTGGTGGCACGATCACCGCGATTGCCGCGGCGCCGACCCAACCGGCGATGAGCGTGCTGCAGATCCACAGCAATCTGGACCAATTCGCGTTCGGGTTCGAGGGCACCGACCCGGCCGGTTACTACCGGCGCGTGTTGGCCCAACCTTGCGTGTCGGCCGGCAAGGTGGACGCTAAATTCCGTCGGGCCGCGGGCAAGCGCATGTATCAGACCAGCTTTACTTACATGAACGCGCTAGAGAACCTGATGATCCGCGAGATGACCGGACCACACACGTAAGGGGTGGCTTTCGATGGGGTTCGATGCCGGCAAGTTCGTCGACGTCCTGGACTACGACTTCACCGCGTTCGGTGGGACCAAAGGAGTGGTCCCGGAACCTTCGGACAAAGTCCTGCTCCAGTTCCAAGACAGTATGCGCAAAGGCCTGGTCGAGTTCGGGGTGGCTCAGGACGTCGATGTGACCGACAATGCCGCGGTGATGGCGATCATCGCCAAGCTACCCCCCGAACAGCTCGAGCGGTTCATGGAGATGCAGGTGGACGCGCTGGCCGCGTTCTGTCAGGGCGCACCGACCCTGGAGGAGCTGTCGACGATGCCGGTCCGGGTGCGCAACGCGTTCGCCGGCTGGCTGATGGGCAAGTTCACAAACCCGGAATCCTTGGCCACCGCTACGAACTCCTGAGTGGTGGCCCAGACCGCAGACGGCTTTACTATCGGGTGCGTCGAGAGCTGAAGTATGGCGTCGACGAGTGGGACTGCTTGCCTTGGTGGCAGCAGGTCATGTACACCCGACAGATGGAAGTAGCCGCCAACGAGCAGCAATCCGGCGAACCGGGGGCCGAGCCGGACCTGACCGACGAGTTGGTCTATCGGATGCAGGCCGACGAGCCACTTCCTTTGAGTCAGACAACCTCTTCCGGCCGGACCGTGTCCGGGACGACCGATGTGCTGCAGCAGTTGGGCGTGAACGTAGTCCGGGTTCAGTTTGGTGGTGAGCGATGACATTCGATGCTGGGGATATCCGCTCTAAGATGACCCTGGACCGATCGGACTTCCGGACCGGTCTGGACGAGGCCAAGCGCGAGGCACAGGAGTTCGTCGACCAGGACTGGGAAGTTCGATTTACTGCCACGCTGGACACTGCAGAGGCGATGGCGGAGGGCGAACGGTTCCGGGAGGAACAGTCTCGCAACATCTTTATCAACGAGAAGGTCCAGACCGATCGGGCCGGCCAGGCCGCACGGGACGTCGGGACCGATGGCGGCAAGGACCGCAGTTCGAGCGGCGGCTTTCCCAGCATAGACATGTCTCAGGTGATGAGTATCGCACCTGGCGGCACGAGTGCCATAGGAACTCTGGCACCGATGCTCGGGATGGTTTCGTTGGCCGCGGGGGGAGCGGGGGTCGCTCTGGGTGCGGTCGGGGCGATCGTGGCCACGTTGCCGGCCGTGGCGCTGGGTGCGGTGGCAGCGTTCGGGTCGTTGAAGCTGGGGATGGATGGGATCAAGAACGCATCCAATCAGCTACACCCCCAGATCACCGCTTTGCACGATCAGATGGTGGCCGCGTTTCAGACCGATTTCACCCCGATCTTCAAGCAATTGGGGCCAGTGATCACCGCTATCACTCCTGCCATGGTGGGAATGGCGTCCGGCTGGGCGGCGTTGGCTCAAGCCGGCACCAACGCGATCACCGGACCGGGTGGAATCAGCTCTATTACCAGCATCCTGACCGGGGTGCGTTCCGGCATGTTGGCTGCGGCGCCGGGGGTACAGGCGTTCACTCAGAGCTTATTGGGGATGGGTGCGGCCGGCGCTCAGGCGCTACCGCAATTGGGAGCCCAGTTCGCGACCGTTACCCAGAATTTCCGAGCGCTACTGCAGCCTCTGATCCAGTCCGGTGCGATTACGGGCGCAGTCCGGGACCTGGGCAGTGCCTTGACCCCGATCGCGTTGGGGATCAACCAACTAGTGGTCGCGATTATCCCGCTATCGCCGCTGTTGGTCGGTCTGGGTCAGATCGTCGGGGGGGTGTTGCGCCAGATCGCCGGCATGGCGCCGATGCTGCTACAGGCCGGCTCCCAACTCTTGGCGGCGTTGGGCCCGCTGATCCCGGTGATCGGTCAGATCGGTCAAGCGGTAGGTGCGATCGCGATCCCGCTTCTATCGGCCCTGGGGCCGATCATCGCCGCGCTGGCGCCGGCCATCGGAGTGTTGGCCCAGTCGCTGGGAGCCGGACTGGGCGAAACTCTTACCGCGTTGGCCGTCCCGCTGGGCCAGATCGCGCAGGTATTGGGACCGGCACTGGTACAGATAGCCGCAGCCGCGGCGCCGTTGATTGGGACGTTCGCTCAGGTGGTCGGAGTGCTGGCGGGAGCACTGTCGTCCGGTCTGGCTGCGATTATGCCGACGATCGTCTCGGTGTTCCAACAATTGGTTCCGGTCCTGCAGGAGATCTTGGCTTACGATTCGGGCTTGTTCCAGCCGATCATCCAAGCGGCAATGGAACTGATCCAGGCGTTGTTGCCGCTGCTTCCACCCATCTTGGAACTGGTCGAGGTCCTCTTGCCGGGACTCCGGGGGATTGTTGCCGCCGTGGCCCCGGTGATTGGACAATTGGCTCAGATCATCGCCACCGGATTGGCTGCGGCGATGCCGATTTTGCAGCAAATCGGGACTCTACTGTCCGACA